TCCACGTGCCCGTTCCCGAGGTGTAGGCAATCGAAGCCGGCGCGATTCGCGTCATTAGAGCCGCGAGTTGGGATTCCATGCCGACGGCGTTCCCGTCGTCCGGGACGTTAATGCCGAAAGTGTCCATCATCAGTTGGGCGATTTGGGAGGTGATCGCGTTCGCCTGTCGAATGGCGCGGTTGTTAAGATTGGAGCTCGCAACGCCGGGCTGGTTACCGTTCGTCCGGTTTGCGTCGACCGAATAGGCGGCGATGCTTTCCAAGTTGGTGCCGGTGTCGACCGGGCAAAAAGGATAAAATTGATTCGTAGGCATTTAAGCTCCCCCTAGAGTTCAGAAAAAATTAAGTGGCCGGAATTTCCCGCCCCCAAGACCCCGTATCCCAACCCGCCATCAAAGCATTCGACACATCCCAAGCGAAGAGAGGATTCGTGTCTACCGAGACGATGTACTCATTGATCCTAACCCCTTCCGGCTTTAGCGGGATATATCCTCCCACGAGGAGAGCGAGTGTCAACGAATCTACGATGCCCCCGGTGATGACTATATCGTAACTCATATTGGCGAAGTCCTGAATCAAAACCTGGAAGGCGGGGAAAGCCGCCGCGTAAACGGCATAGGCGCCCTCGGTGGTGCCGTCCCAATTATTGGCACCGATCTTGGCTCGAATCAGAGTGAGGTACGCGTCATCCGGCAAGGAAGTGATCGTCGTCGGCTGATTCTGACCTTCCCAAGTGCCGTAGTCCCAGCCATCGGCGGTGGTGCCGTCCCAGGAAAAATAAATGCCCGTGGCAGGGATATTCACGTTCCTCGAAACGCCAACCCATTCCCCGATGATGTCGAGTTGGTCACCTACGGGCGGCGTGTCGAGGTCGAAAAGTGCCAGCATCGAGTTTAGAAGAAACTGCACGCGATCCTGGACGGAAACGTTGATCGTGACGACGCCCTTAAAGTCGGGCTGATTCGCGTACTCCGAGGTGATGAGATCGAGATAGTCCTGAATCATGTTATCGTCACCGTCACGTTGGTGCTCGGGTTACAAACAGCCTCTTCGTCCCAGTCAAGCTGAATATTGGCGGCGGAAAAGCTTCCACCATTTTTCTTAATTTCGATAGCCGAAATATTAAAGGTCCCGAATTGCGGGGTGCCAGTCAGGTACGCCGGTCCGAAAAGCGTCGTGTACTGAATCAGAGCTCCTATGCCGTAGGCATTAATGATCGCGGCAACCGCCGCCTGAATCAAGGCAACGCTTTGGGTCGAATAGCCGGGAAGAACTGAGCCTATGACTTCAACCCCGATGGTAGCAACGACTGCCGTCTGGTAACTAATATTCAACGGGACGCCCTTCGAATCGACGGTCAAATGGGTCGTGTTGCCATAGGTTCCAGTGCCCGGCGTCTTATAGGTGCGAATCGTATTGCAGATCGTCTGTGCGTCACCGCCAGCAACGACAAAGGCGCAGGTATGACCAGGGACGGAGTTCCCGTCAGTCGTGTCGGTGTCATTCTCATAGCCGCCGACTTTGGTGACGCCGGTGAGATTTCCTAGCGCACCAAGGGTGGCATCGAAAACAGTGAGCGCGGGAATTTGCGTCGATTGCTCCTGTCGGACGCGAAGTTCGGCGTCCGTCTCAACGGGGGCTCCGGGCGTTGCCGCTGCCGCATTATTGACAGTCTGCCATCCTCTGGTGGGCGTAAAGATCGTGGTGATCGTATTCGCGCCGGCGAAAACTGCGCCGACGAGAGCCGCCGTGGCGGTAACGTCAATGGTCCCCGGTCCTGGAATGGTGACCGTGTTGGGAAGAAGCCATTGCTGATTAAGGGAATCCTGCGCGATGCCGTTCGTGATAACCGTGCCGGCTGTTCCCACGATAGTGACGGTTACGGTCGAGAATGAAGGCACCTCTCGTTTCAATCCGTTGATCTTTACGTTTCTCGAGAGCCCGACACCTTGAGCGGTCGCCGGCGAGAATGAATTGTAGATCGATGCACCAAGGGCCGCCGTGTCGTAGTCCGCTTTGGCCTGAATCGCTAGCATCTGACCGTCTTGAGAATTCGGCGCAACGTAGACGTCGGAGCCGTAGATGGCCTGATACTGCTGGGTGCGCCAGGTAAGAAAACTCGGATAGTCCGCGAAGTGGTACCCCGTTGCGTCTATGAAAACTAGGTCAGTGAGATTGATCGCCATGGGTGCCTCTCAAAAATTAATAAAGTTCTGAATGTCCACGGTGGTCGGGCCGTAGACGGTATCGACGTTAAACTGGCAACTATACTTTCGGGTGAGCCCGTCCAGAGTGCTTTGAAAGTTCTTGATGTCGACGACGCCTTGAACGTTGAGGGCGACGTCTTCTAGCGTAGTATCCGCGTTTGCCTGCGAATGATATCCCAAGACGCCGGTGATCCAGGGGGTCCCCACCGTGGTGTCGAGAAACCACTCCCCTTGCCAGAGTAGGAAAGAAGTCTGAATGGCTTGCCCGACGGCTTCGGGAACGTCGATCCAAAAATTAAGGAGACTTTGCCCCCAGGTATAGTCGCCCGTCGGGGAAAGTTTTCGGTACCTCATGGGGTCACCTTTCCAGAGATGCCGGTCACCGGACCGCCCGAATTGGAGAACGTCCCCGGCAAATGCTCGTGGTCGTGAAAGTTGATCCCGTTAAATTGAAGTTTGGCGCCCACGAGATTTATGTTACCGCTTCCATCGATTTCCACATAGGCCGTACCTGCGGCGTTTCTTAACTGCGCCGTGTTGGAACTCACCGCGCCAGCGGGAAGCTTCGGCTGAGAGAACGGCCCGGGAATCGCGAAGCCGTCCGAGAGATCGTGCATTCGAACTTCGGCAGGCTTCTGGATGCCGCCCGATTGCCACCACGCGTCGATGCATCGACAGGAAAAGACGACCAGAACTTCATCACCGACGGCGAGAGGAAACGTCATGAGATACCCACCACCAGAGGGAAAAATGATCGGGCAATCTACTAGCTGCGGCAAATTAACGAGAGTTGAAACCCCGTTCTGGTCGACCGTCGAGGCTTGAATCGCCGGCTGGATGGTGCAGGTCATCGCCGTAAAGTTGATGGCTTCGATGATGCCGGGTATGGCAGTCCAAATGCCAACCTGACGCCCGTCGAGTACCAGGCGCATTGCCTCTTCGTTGTCGTTTAGGAGCTCTCTTCGGTCAGTTCCCATTAGCCAAACCCCGGTTGGACTGCGTTAATAGGATTCGTCGTCACGTCGACGTTTAGGCAAATGAGAGAGGTATACCATTCCACGCCTCGAGTGTCGCCGGTGTGCTCGAGCGCCAAGACGTAGTAGACGCCGTCCTGAGTGAGAGGAGCGGGGTTATTGACCGGGCTTGTGGGGTTGTTTAGGTCCACTTTCAGGTTTTGGACCGTGGCTTCCGAGATGTCGATTCGACCGTTGATTCGAATGAGAGGGTTAATGAGGCACTTGACGTTCACCCCCTCATTGGTTTGCTGCGGTGTTCCGATAAGTCCCGTTTTTGAGGTCAGGATCACGCGCTCCCCGGGCGCGTAGGACTTCAATGGAACAAACTCTATCGTCTCGTCTTGAATCGACCACTGTTGGTTGGTGTTGAGGGCCACCTGTCTGAGATAATTCCGAGCGTTGCCAAACATGACCTTGCCGCGAGGGAGTTGGCTCGCGGGAAGACTGCCTACGCTTCCTAGACCGACGCCTTTCGACGAGGTCGTGTTTACGGCGGCATTGATCTGGTCGGCTTGCGTGGACCCCTTCGCCAAGGTCTGATTCACAACCGCGAAGTTGTAGGCGAGATCGCCGTCGCCGGCGATGATGTCGACGAAGGTATCCGTTGCGCTCTCGCGTCCTAAAATAATTTGCTTGATGTTTCCCTGAAAAATGACGCCATAGTTCCCCTCATAGCCCGCCTGGAGAATCACGCCACCATTATTGATAAGAAGACCGGAGTTAGCCGTCGTCGGGGAAAGAAGAGCCAAAAGCGAGAGTGCCGTATCAGGCGTCAGGTTATAGACGCGAATGTCCCCGGTGTTGGGGGTCATTCCCGAGCTCCTTTTGATGGCGAATCGAAATCTCAGATTCGAGAGATCGAGAGCATTGTTAAAGGCGGCGCCGATGCCGGCTGCGGCTGCCGCAGCGGCTCCCGTGACGCCGTTCTTATAGACGATAAGAGAGTACTTTCGAAGGTACTGTTCCGGTCCGGTGTTGATGGACCCGGCGCCTACGATGCCTGCCTGAGCACCAATGAGAGCTCCGCTCGAGCTAGGCATTGGTGGAATCCTCGGTTAGGAAATATAGATTCGATTCGACGCCCAAGTTATCGAGCGTCGGAACGGCAAAGTCGTCGCCGTTTGTGTAGACGATAAGTTGTCCGCCGACGCCTAGATACTCGAGCCCGGCGAGACAGTCTTCTCCGGTGATGAGGGGAATATTCCCCGCAAGCGGGTTATTGTTTACGTCGGCGAGGTCCAAAACCCA